AAGGCGTTGCAGCGCTACGGTCAAGAGATGGGCTCGCAAGAGTACGGCAGCGCATTCAATCGGTTCCAAACCGAGCGCGCCAATAGGCTGAACCCGCTGGCTGGCTTGATGGCGTCGGGTCAGGCGGCAGCAGCAGGCCAAGCGGCAAACGCAGGCAACTACGCTACCACAGCCGGCAACCTGACGACCGACATTGGTGCGGCTCAGGCAGCCGGCGGAATTGGCTCGGCCAACGCAATCACCAACGCGCTCAACCAATTTGCGCGGTATAGTGCCGGGCAAAACTTAGCGAATAATATTCGGTCGTCCGTTTACGTTTAAGGACACATCATGCCAATCCAACCCGGACTCGCGCTACAGGTCAAAGGTCTTGAGCTGCCCGATCCGCTGGCTATGCAAGCGCAAGCCACGCAGATCCAGAACGCCCTCCAGCAGCAGCGCATGGGCGAGATGCAGATCCAGAACGCTATGCGCGAGCAGCGCCGCACGCAAGAACTTGAAAGCCTTATGGCGGGTTTCTCGCCGGAAGCGCCTGCGCCTGAAGTCGCCCGCAAGTTACAAGAACGGGGCTTCTTCCAGCAAGCCGGCCAGACGCTTCAGCAGGCTGCTTTGCGCGACAAAACTGCCCGCGAGGCGCAGGCGGCGCGGTTTACTGAGATAAAAACAAAGGCTGAACTAGCAGGCCGCATCTTCTCGGGCGTGTCCGACCAAGGCTCGTACACCGCCGCCCGGACGCGTGCGATCCAACAAAATCTTGCGACTGCCGATGAAATCCCCGAAGCCTACGACAAGGCTGCTGTCGACCGCATCGTGCGCAACGCAATCGATGTACCAAAAGCGCTTGAGCTAGAGTACAAGGGGCGCCAGACCGCAGCCCAAGAGGCGACTGCCAAAGCCACCGGCGTACGAGGCGAAGCGGCAATGATTTCTGCGCGTGCGGCAGAAGCGCGTGCGGGGCAAGAACAAGTTCCGGCCAGCATACGCGAGTTCCGCGCAGCGCAAGCAATGCCAAAAGCAGAACGCACGGCGTTTGAGGCTTTCCAAGCGGCTAAGCGTCCGACAACCACCATCAACATGCAGCAAGAATCGGCGTTGCGAAAAGAGCTTGGAGAGACTCAAGGCAAGATAGTGTCAGACGGCTATAAAGCAGCAGAAGACGCCATCTCTACGATGGACACCATCAATATTGGCCGTGATTTATTAAACAAAGGTGTGGTCACTGGTTTTGGAGCGGACTTTTTGGTCAATACCGGGCAAGCGCTTAAGCAGGTTGGAATTGATCTTAATTCAGACGCTGCTGCTAATGCGCAAACGTATGCGGCTACTTTGGCAGGCAACGTGGGTCGGCTTATCAAACTGTTTGGCGCTGGAACCGGCTTGTCAAACGCGGACCGCGAGTACGCAGAAAAAATGGCCGGCGGTAAAATTTCATTGGACGAGCGCGCTCTGCGGCGCATTTTGGACATTAATGAGCGTTCTGCGCGTAACGTCATCACTAAGCATAACGCCAACGTCGACCGCTTCAAGGCGGGCGATGAGTTCAAGATTGAGATGCCGCCCGAACGCACGTCTACGCTACCTCCGCGCGATCAGCAGGCTCTGGATTGGGCTCGCAGCAACCCAACTGACCCGCGTTCCGCGCAAATTCTTAAGCGGCTGGGGATGGAATAATCATGGCGAAATTTGACCCGGACGCTTATCTACGAGAGACTGCGCCGGCGTCTGCCGAAGCGCCAGCGTTTGACCCTGACGCTTACTTGCGCGGCGCTACGGCGCCCCCTATTGAGACATTACCTGGTCCGCGCCGCACGTACACGGCGGCTGAAGTGCCTGCCGCAGCGATCCGCAATCTTCCCGCAAGCGCCAAACAGTTTGCGACAGGCTTGTATGAGGCTGTTACAAGCCCTGTGCAAACCATCAAGACTATTGGCGACATCGGCGCTGGCGCGCTTAGAAGCGCAGTGCCTACGTCGGTGAGAGACTTTATTGATCGGTTCGACGCTGACCCCGCTAGCACGCAACGGGCTATGGATGTCGCCAACGCCGTGGGCGGCATGTACAAAGAGCGCTATGGATCTCTTGAAGGCATAAAACGAACGCTGGCAGAAGATCCGGTTGGTGCGGCTGGCGACCTATCTACGTTGTTGACCGGAGGTGCAGGCGCAACTCGAATCGCAGCAGGTGCTGCGGGCCGAGCAGCACCGCGTGTCGCAGCGCCGCTTGCGCAAGCGGCTGGCGCTCTTGAGACTGCGGCCACAGCTACTAATCCTTTGAGCGCGGTCACCGTACCGGCGCAAGCAGCGCTTGAGCAAGTTCGCAGAGTAGCTCCGTCGCCGTTAACAGCTCAACAGCAGGCTAATCTGCCGCGCGATATGGCACTAGAACGTGCTCGCGCAGAAGGGTACATGGCGCCACCAGGCAGCATTGACCCGGTATCAGGGCGTTTTGTATTAGCAGAGCGGATTGCCGGCAAAACATTGCTTGAGCAGATGATGTCGGTGCGCAATCAAGAAACTACCAACAGACTTGCGCGACGTGCGGTGGGAGTTGGAGAGGACACGCCGCTAACGTCGGACGCAATGACCGCAGTTCGTCAAACTGCGGCCAGACAAGGATATGACCCAATACGGCGTATTGGCAATGTTACGACAGACAATCAATTCATAAATGATCTAGCCAACATTGAGCAAGCGTTTACCGGCCAAGCTGCGTCTTTTCCAGCCGCCGTACCAAATACCGTACAGCAACTTGTTAACACCCATCTTGTAGGGCAGTTTGACTCAGGGGACGCAATAAGACGCATCCAAGATCTTCGTAATGATGCGTCGGCTAGTTTTAGACGTAACGAACCGGATATTGGGCGCGCGCAAAGAGCTGTAGCAAACGCATTGGAAGATCAAATTGAACGGGGGATTACTGCGAGCGGCCTACCAAACGCCGCGCAGATGCTTGATGATTTTCGTGCGGCGCGTCAACGCATGGCAATTAGTCACTCAATAGAGAATGCTATACGAGAAGGCACTAATAACGTCAGCGCCATAAAGTTGGCGAACGATTTGCAGCGCGGGAGATATATGACTGGCGACCTGCAAAACATCGCAGAATTTGCCAGTCGATTTCCTCGCGTTTCACAATTGCCGTCGCAAATCGGCACGCCAAGCTCGGGCGCTATTCTGGGCCTTGGCGGGACGCTTGGCGCTGTCACCGGCGGGCTAATGGGTGGGGCTGGTGGGGCTGCGGCTGGCGCTGGCGCCGGAGCGGCTGCCGCAGCAGTGCCTAATATGTTGTCTGCTGCTATGCGACGCTATCTAATGACGCAAGGAGCGCAACGCGCCGCGACGCCACGGTACGATCCTCTTGCCGAACGTCTAGTCAGCGATATCACCGCGCGTAATGCGTTGCTGGTACAACAGACCAACGAAGCGCGTGAAGAACGTAATGCTTTGATGGGAATTCGATGATGGCATCAGCAAACGAAGTGGAGGCTCGCTTGAACACGCATGAAGCGGTATGTGCAGAACGCTGGACTGAGACGATCCTGCGCATCAAGCGGCTGGAGCATATCTTGATCGGCACTGCGGGTGCTATCATCATGCTGCTCTTGGGGATTGTGCTGAAGGTGTGAGATGCTAGACCCGATCAGTCTGTTGGCGACTGCGACTGCCGTCTTCAACGGACTGAAGAAAGCGGTAGAGCTGGGGCGTGAGGCCGAGGATGTCTTCGGCCAGCTCGGCAAGTGGGCCGGCGCCGTCAGTGACCTGCAAGAGTGGATGAACGGCGAGCAGGCCAAGCCTCCGCTCTTCAAAAAGCTCACCTTTTCCAAATCAGCCACCGTTGAGGCGTTCGACGCCTACGCCGCCCAGGTCAAGATCAAGGAGATGGAAAAGACGCTGTACCACTGGTTCCATTATGGGCCGCTCCAGCACCTTGGCCGCGATGGCTACGTCGAGTTCATCCAAATGCGGCGGCGCATCAAAGAGCAGCGCGAGAAGATGATTTACGAACAGATCAGGCGGCGCAAGAAGTTCATCAAGAACGCAAGTGACGCAGGTTTGATCGCCGTCGTCGTGGCCACAGGCGCGCTGATTCTCTTTCACATCGTCATGTTCATCGTCGACAGGTGGCCGAAATGAACTACATCTTCGGCATCATCGTCTTACTCATGGCCGTTCTAATGTTGGCCCTTGCGGAGATTAGTTACTGATGCTACCCATCGTCGCTGGTATCGTATCTACCCTCATCCAGAACAACCTGCCCAAAGTCGCGCAAGCGGTCGTGGACAAGGGGCTTGACTACGTTCAAGAGAAAACGGGCGTAGAGCTCAAGCCCGACATGAACGCCGAGGACATCACGCGCCTGCGCGAGCGCGCGATGCAGCATGAAGAATTCATGGTCGAGCAGGCGAACAAGAACACGGCAGACGCCCGCGCGATGCAGATCGCGGCGCTCATCAACGGCAACGGCATCAGCAAATCGTTCGTCTACGTGCTGGCGACCTTCTGGTCCTTGGTCGCAGCGAGCTACATCTTTATGATCACGATGGTGACGATCCCCGCCGACAACGTGCGCTTTGCTGACACGGTGCTGGGCTTCATCTTGGCGACCGTGGTGGCCACGATCCTCAACTTCTTCTTTGGCAGCAGCGCCGGCAGCAAGGCTAAGCAAGAGACGATTGAGAGCAAGAAATGAAAGAGAACTGGGAGCGGGCGCTGGCGGCTGTGCTGCATCACGAGGGCGGTTATGTTCACCACAAGGATGACCCAGGCGGCATCACCAACTTGGGCTGCACCAAGGCGACGTGGGAGAAGTGGTGCGGCCGCCCCGTGACCGAGCAGGACATGCGCGATCTCCAGCCCAGCGACGTGGCGCCGCTCTACAAGGAGCGCTACTGGGATAAGGTCAAAGGCGATGATCTGCCGGCGGGCGTCGACTACGTGGTCTTCGATACCGCCATCAACTCAGGCCCAGGCCGCGCGGCCAAGCTCTTGCAAGAGGTGATCGGCGTGACGCCGGACGGCGCGATCGGCCCCATGACGCTGAAGGCCGTCGCTGCCATGCCGGCGGCTGACGTCATCAACAAGTTCCAAGACAATCGTCTTGTCTATCTTCAGACGCTGCCCACTTGGCCCACGTTTGGTCGGGGCTGGGCGCGGCGCGTCGAAGAAGGTCGGGCTGCGGCACTACAGATGTCTCAATGAGCTTGTTGATATACCACTGAGCTTTCCGCAAGTCCTCAACGCCGTTCTTCTGTTTCCAGCGCCACAAGTATTTGATGGCGTTGGCGGTGCAAACCGCATCAAGCCCTTCCAGCCCTGCGGTCGCTGACGCGAGCGCGTCGATGCACTCCACGCCGCCGCGTGTGTAGTGCGGCGGGTGGTTCACCATGTCTACCATTTAGCTTCTCCTACTTCAGTCATCATATCCGCGTGCGTGCGGGTACGAGTTGAGCATCGGTCGGTCGTAGGCGGCACGCTGTTGGGCTGGTGCGGGAGCGGCTGGCGGGGGAACGGCCATGCGACAGATGTGCCAGGTGCGCTGTTGGGTGCGCGCGATTTTGCCTGCTTGTTCGAGTTCATTGAGTGCCTTGTTGACGGTTGAACGGCTGTAGAGAAAGTAATCCGCAATCTGCTTGGGCGTTACGGGCTTCTTACGGTCCTGCAAGTACCGCTCAACTTTGACTGCTGCTGTCATGCTGGATTCCAATCTGATGGCGCAGCAGCCGCGCCTCGACGACAACTGCTGCACACAGGTCACGTGCGCGAGTGGGATCGTTAGCCATCATTGCCTCCCAAATCTCGTCCACGATCTGTTTCAAGTTCAGATAGCCTTCGCTGTAATCAACCACGTCCGACCTCCGATATGCGTGTGGGTTGTTGGGCGCGTGCCCACTTGTCATGGTACTCGGGAAGTTCCGACGGTGGCACCCAACCGTACCGGCGCCACGTCTTCTGCACGTCAGTCGCCACGCCTACGGCGTAGATCGCGTCGCACGTTTCAAGAGATCCAGGCGCTCCCGGGTAGTGCGTAATGCTGCCGCCCGCATATGCATCCGCTCGATCAAAGATACGCGCTTCTTGCCTGCCAGTTCCGCTTCGATCAGTTGCCATAGTTCGCTCTCCGTTAGTTGATTAAGTTTCCTCTGCAAGTCCCGCCAACTAAGATTCATGTCTACCCCGCCTTCGAAGCGAGTTCAATTCGCTTCTCCAGTTTTGCAATCTCCGCAAGCACCCGGTTGAGCGCGCGCTGGGCGGCGTTGAACTCCCGCTGCCGTATGCGCGCCTCGGCCCGAGCGGCCTTTAGTTGTTCAGTCCATCGGTTCATTTGAGCGCCTCTAGTGCCATATCAGATACCTCTCGTTTCTCATGTAAAGCCTTCCAGATCGTTTCATCCACCGTGCCCTCGGTCGTGAGCACGTAGTTCAGCACGTCATGGCGCTGGCCGCCCCGGTGCAGCCGACCGACCGCCTGCTCGTAGAGCTCCAGCGACCACGGGAGCGACATCCACACCATGCGAGATTGCCCTTGCAGGTTGAGCCCATGCCCGGCAGACGCAGGGTGGACCGCCAGCATCTCTATCTGCCCCGCGTTCCACCGCGCGATCGAGTCGTCGTTGGTGAGCGTCTGCAAGCGCGGAAAGCGCGCCTGTAGCCCGGCCAGCTCTGCCTTGAACTGATACCAGACGAGCATCGGCGCACGCTGGTTCTCGGCGTGTAAGTCCGCGACCGCATCGAGCTTGTGATCTGACAGCCAAACGATTTGTCGGGCCGTGTCGTAGACAAACCCAGCGCTCATCTGTTGGAGCTTGGACGTCACCGCAGCCGCGTTGGCGGCGATGACCTCGGCGTTGGGGTAGATGAGCGCCATCTCGCGTTTCAACGTCTTGTAGGGCTCCATCGGCATCTGGAGCTTGATCGGTAGCGTGTGCAGCGGCGGTAGCGTGTCGCGGTACTCGTGCGACTCCAGCACGTACGTCCACGGGCGGATGCGCTGCATGACCGCGCTAAGCGCGCCCGGGAGCGGCACGTAGTCGCCGAAGTCGCGGTTGACGCAGTGGAAGTATTGCTGCAAGAAGGCACCTTTGCTGCGGCCCAGCATCTGCTGGTCGACGATCTTGCACTGACCGAACACGTCCTCAAGACCGTTGGACGTGAAGCTGCCGGTCAGCCCCCACCGGATCTGCATGGGCTCGATGACCTTGTGCAGCGCCTTGAACCGTTTGCCTGACGGGTTCTTGAGCCGCGTCAGCTCGTCGAACACAACCGCATCAAAGTTGAGCTTCTGCTCCGACAGCCACAGCAAGTTGTCGTAGTTGGTCACGACCACTGGCGCGGCGGACGCGAGCGCTCGCGCCCGTTGGGCGGGCGAGCCAACAGCTACCGCGATCTCAAGACCTGGCGCCCAGAGTGCCGCTTCCGCCGGCCAGACCGACTGCGCGACCCGCAGCGGCGCGAGCACAAGAAAGCGCTTGGCGTGGCGCTCGTCCAGCATCGCTTTCATAGCCGTGAGCGCGGTAGCGGTCTTGCCTGCACCGACCCACGCGAGGATCATCGCGCGGTCGTTGGCGAACAGGAAGTCAGCGGCCTCGTCTTGGTAGGGTCTAAGCCGCATTTTTTTCTTTTAGCTTTGCATCGACCATATAAACCAGCGCCTGCCAGTTTGTTTTGTCGCCGAAAGTCGCTCGATTGACTAGAGCACGCGCTTCGTCGTCCGTCAGTTCGACCCATTGGCGCGGTGCGGTGTAGAGCGGTCGCACGTTGAAACCGTTCTCTCGTTTAATGTCATCTTGCGATTGCGTTACCCAGTCTCGGATCACCTCGTCTCGGTTGTCTGACAAAAAGTCGTACATCCAAGCCACTGGCTCCGCAGCCTGCTCGATGATGGCAGCGCGGAGAGCCGCAACAGCAGCATCACATGACATAAACGGTGCGCCTTTCGCTTGGTATTCTTCTAAGGCCTCCAACGCCTGCTTCATAGCCTTGATGCTCATCGCCGCCTCCACAAAAACCGCAACGTCAGTCCATCAACGAAGTTCCGTTTGAACCGTGTCTCAGGTGCCCAGATCACATAGCCAAGCAGGATGCCAACGGCCCAGCCGATGAAGAAAGATTCGGTCATTTCGCACCACGCTGTTCGGCTTCCATCTCGCGCAGGTCCATCGCCACGTCCGCGACGCCATGCCAGTCGCACCGTGCGATCATCACTTGCAGGTACTGAATCAAGATTGCTCGCTGTTCTTCGTAGCTCATTCCGTCATCTCCTTGATAAGATCGTCCACATCTTCCTTGGACCAGACGATCGAAATGTTTTGTTGCAGCCTCACCATCTCGGCGGCGAAGATGTTCTGCAAGGTCGACAGGCGACCGCCTTCTTTCTTCACCTCAACAAACCACACCACGCCTTGCGGCAGCACCACCAACCTGTCGGCCACGCCACGGTTCGAGGGCGAGACAAACTTGTACGCCACGCCACCGATCTCTTTGACCCGGCGAACCAGGTATCTCTCTATGTCGCGCTCTAAAATTTTTGATCTCCCGCATGTTTCAAAGTTTAGACCGTTGCAAACTTCAAAGCAATGGTATACCATGCGGTTTCCGTTAGTCAACTCCAGGAGATTGAAGTGAACGCAATGGACCAAAACAAGCAAGTCTCGCTATACGAGCAGGCCGCGTATGAACTGCGCGGTATCGTCTACGTGCCGCACTACCGAAACAACGCCATCTTCGTCGGCCCCGGTTACCCGCGCCACAACGTGACGCGCTACTCGGCTGAAGAGCTGATGCTGATGGGTGCGGTTCCTCGCGTCGAATTCTTGTGGTCGCGCGGCACGAGCGGTCGCGTTGATGCGAGGAACCCATGAGCCATTCTAAAATCGTAGGCGGCTCGACCGCCGAGCGCGTGATGAACTGCCCCGGCAGTGTGGCGCTTGCAGCCAAGATGCCGCCGCAGGTCGAGAATGACGCCATGCGGGAAGGCACGCGCCTGCATGAGCTGGTGGCCGAAGTGTTGAACGAGCGGATCGACTCGCGCTCGATTGACGACGAGAAGGTGCTGGACGCGCTCGATCTGTTCGACAACCAGTTCGACCCGAAGGCCGAAGCGCTGTTCGACGTCGAGGCGCGCGTAGCGTTTCCGTGGGACAAGACGATCTTTGGCACCGCTGACGTGATCGGCTGCTTGAGCAAGACCAAGGGCTTCGTCATGGACTTCAAGTTCGGCGACAACTATCAGGTCGACGCCGAAGAGAACGCCCAGCTAATGTTCTACGCCGCAGCGGCGCTTGAGAGCGGTCACTGGTCAATGCAAGGCCGCACCGACGTCGAACTGGTCATCATCCAGCCGCCGTACATCCGACGCTGGATGATCGACATTCGGCGCTTGCATGACTTCAGCGCCGATCTCAAGCGTGCGGTGAAACTTGCGCAAGAGCCCGACGCGCCGATTGTCGAGGGTGAGCACTGCCGGTTCTGCCCAGCGAAGGCCATCTGCCCGCAGAAGACCGGCGCTGCCGAGCGGGCGGTGCTGGTGGCGATTGACAGCATTGGACCGGAGCAGATCGGCCACTGGATGGACGTCGCGCAGAATCTTGAAGATTGGGCCTCGGATGTGCGCAAGCTCACGCAGCAGGCGCTGGAGGCCGGTCGGCCCGTGCCAGGCTGGAAGCTCGTGAACAAGCGCGCCCATCGGACGTGGGCTGACGAGAAGGCCGCGCTGGCTGCGTTGACTGCGCTCGCGCCAGACGTCAACTTCACCGAGATCGTGTCGCCTGCGCAGGCCGAGAAGGCGCTGAAGGCGAAGAAGATCAAGTTACCGGAGGGGCTGACCTCTCAGGTATCATCAGGGTTGACCATCGCAGAGGAGGCTGACAGCCGACCTGCGGCGGTCACAATCGGGCAGCAGCTCACTGCGGCCCTCTCTAAACTCATGTAAAGGTGATAATAATGGGTAATTTAGTAAAGTTCGCTCAAGCTGGCCTTCCCGCTGTTCAAACGCTCGCCACCAGCCTCCGCACGCTGGAAACCGTAGCGCCCATGTCGTCTGCCATCATCAAGATGGACAAGACGGGTCATTGGGTCTATGGCGCGGATCAGACCGAAGCTGAAGACGACGCCCGCTGGGCGGTCAATCCTTTCTCGTTCGTCCATGGATTTATTGCGTGGGGCGACGGTGAGGTGCTGGCCGAGAAGATGGCGTCTGTGACCCAACCGCTGCCGGAGCTTGACGCCGCGCCCCCAAGCGCGAAGAAGGGCTGGGAGCAGCAGGTGGGGTTAATGTTGAAGTGTTTGACGGGCGAAGACGCGGGTCTGGAGTGCCGCTACACCACGACGTCAGTGGGCGGTAAGCGCGCCGTGCAGAATCTTGCCGTGGCGATCGCGGCGCAGGTGGAGAAGGATCCCGAGCGCCCCGTGCCGATCGTGACGCTGGGCAAGGATCACTATCAGCACAAGAGCTACGGTCGCATCTATACGCCGGTCTTTGAGATCGTCGAGTGGGTGTCGATGGACGGCGAAGAGGCCGCGCCTGAAGCTGAAGCGGGCGAACAGCCCCGCCGTCGTCGTCGCGCAGCAGCTTGATGTGGTGACGCCCAGCCGGCGGTGGCGTCTAACACCGGCAGCAGGCGCGGTGCCACTGTCTGTCTCCTTCGCACCGTGAGTCTGCTGACAGCCCGGAAAGACGGGCACCTAACACACCATGATTGCCTACATTGACTTTGAAAGCCGCAGCGAGTGTGACCTGCCCGCTCGCGGCCCGTACAACTACGCTCGCCACCCGTCGACGCAGGTGCTCTGCATGGCGTATGCGATAGACGACGGCGAGGTCGAGCTCTGGACGCCCGACCAGCCGTTTCCGCGTGAGATCCTGACGCATCAGATACGCGCGCACAATGCGGCTTTTGAGCGGCTGATTTTCTGGTACGTCCTCTGCCCCGACCTTGACCTGCCGGAGCCTGCGCTCGAACAGTTCTATTGCACCGCCGCGCAAGCGCGGTCGAACTGCGCGCCTGGCAGCCTTGAGGACGTCGGGCGCTTTGCGGGCGCCAGCATGAAGAAAGACCACAAGGGCGCTGCGCTTGTGCGCAAGTGCTGCCTGCCACCGTTCAAGCACACCGCGCAAGACCTGGCCG